TGATGACAAGACAGATGACACCACACTGCTGATCCGCAAGAACAGGCATGGAGCCACAGGTAAGGTTGCCATGGTGTGGACCAAGTGGATGGGTAAATTTGAGTGTGTAGAACGGGCAGAAACAACGAATCAAACTAATTTTTAAGATGAATACTAAACTTGTTATTGGATTAAGCGGTCACATGGGGTCGGGAAAAACGACAGCAGCGAAATACCTGTTGCAGCATTACAGCCCCAAGGCCTGCATCATCAGCTTGGCTTACCCCATCAAATCAGCGGTGCAGTCGATCACAAACAAGCTTATCACGGATAGCAATAAATCCATCATGCGTCCCGTGCTACAGTCTTACGGGGAGGCAATGAAGCAGCTGTGGGGTGATGATTACTGGATGAACCATGCCAATCAGCGATGGAAGCTGGGGCAAAAGAATCATGATGTAATGATCTGCGACGACATAAGGTTTCCTGCTGAAGCGGATTGGATCAGACGTAGCGGTGGTGTAGTGATCTCCATCAGGCGTCATGAAGATCAAAACGAGTTCAGCGACCATATCTCTGAAACCAGTGTTGATTTGGTTGAAGCTGATTACGTGATCGACAACCACGGCAGTCTCGGGTCATTCTTGAACGACACCCGCGCAGCAGTGAGTGATTATGAGCAAAGACACGCAAAAGAAGGACGAGAGCTTTAAGAAGCTATTCAACGAACGATACAGTGAATTCTGGGCAAAACGAAACATGCCTGACCCCACTGTGGACACAAGGAGACTGATATTCGGATCTAAGGCAAAGAGAGAAAAACATTATGTTATTAAACGAACTAGCAAACGAACTGGCGACACTGGGAACATTGTCGGACGAGCAGAGAGCAATCAGGATCCTGATACAGGAACTGACTGATCAGGCAGCGAGCAAGGATGACTTTGAAGCCTTGCAGCAGTTGTGTGACTCGCTCCTGATGGGGAGCAACAACGCAGTTGCCCGAATCGATCACTTGTCCGAGACCCTGAAGGGCGTTGAGAACACTATCTCTAAAATCAACCAACCCACCAACCCCTTCGAGTTCATCTTAGAGACCGATCCTTATGGTTTTGCTGATGATTCATGGGAAGACATCATTCAAAAAGGGCAAGCACTCCAATCGAAATACCGCGATAGCTCAGAGCAAATGTGGGAGCATCAAGGGCCATCACCATGGGGTGAGGGTGGATATGGATCGTTTGAGGCACCCAAGATCGTTATCAAATGCGTTGAGCCGGTCTACAGGTTCAAGAACACAGCAAGACTGCCAGGCTCATTCCAGCTCACCTCACACGCTCACATGGGGAGTGTGCTTCGATTCCTGAGCATTGGTGATAACCTGACAGACAACAACGGATGGTGGCACCAGACTGATGCACCTGTCGGAATCTACATCGAGCCAACAACAAGGGTGGATGGGCGCAGGATTCGCAACTTTGAGCAGGCAATCAGTAACGTCACAATCGTTGGGCAAAACGGCACCATGCCAATCTACATAGCAGACAATGCATTCAACCTTCGGATAAAGGACTGCAACATCCAAGCCCATCAAGGGGCTTCCATTGTTATCAAGCATGGACCGGCCCTGAACGCTGATTGGTATCCAGTCGAGCAAGACCCGAGCGGCAATAATTACCTGCCCGACCCTATCTTCAGCAACTGCCTAATCGAAGGCAAACACAAGTGGGATCGAAGGAATGCGGGGCTTTGTGTTTCAGGGAACAACATCCAATTCCATGGGCTGAACTTTTACGGCACGGTCACAGGGATAATGTCAACAGGTCAGGGTCGCACAATCTCAGCTTGCACAATGCACCACGGCGGCACGCACGATGGTCGCACATGGGCAATGAAGGATCAGCTTGCACTGGCGATCATGAAGCGCAAATCAGGACAAAACAAGGACAGCCTTCTAAATGATGGCGAATTCCCTATAATTGTAGGTGATAAGGGACACAAATTCACCAGGGACATCGGATGGTATAAGGAAGGCGAGCAAATCATATGAGTAACCAATGCACCGCCCACATCACCTGCCCCGACTGTAACCAGTCCAAACCCAGATCAGACTATTACACCGACCAAGATTCACCCTACGGTGTGAGCTGGTATTGTAAGATCTGTAAACGTGCCAGAACTAACGCCTACAGGGCTAAGGACAGAGAACACTACAATGCAATCAATAGAAGGAACTACCACCTTAGAAAGCGAATGAAGCAACCACCATGGAACCAACAACAATACTCATCATAGGATTCATCATAGGATCCTTCACAGGGCTCCTCCTTGGCCTTCTAACGCCTTAGGAGTTATCCTTGACTAAACCACCCTACTAAACCTATAACCCTACCTTACATGGCTAAACGGAAGACACTACTCGAAATCGGTGACGCCTACATCCAGGCTTCATGGTCCCACCCTCAATCCAATACTGACATCATCGCCATCTACCGCGATGTAACCCCAGACAATGGCAAGGTAGACTTTGTCATGGATCAACCCCTGCGTGGCCCATGGTCCATCCATGACCCCATCGCTAACCAAACCATCACAGACAAATCCATAGCACCAGATGCCTACAAAGAATGTTCAGCCCTAGCAATGGAACTTTTCCAAGACCTGAATCAATTAAATCTCAACCAGGTCAAAGCAGACTGGGCCAAAGACTTAGGCACCGTCTACGACCTCTAACCAATAAATAACCATTGCATTCAGCCCCATTTCCCTGTACCATGGGAATGGTGGCTGGCAATACTACACACCCCAGATGCCACCAAAGTCTATAGCTCAGTGGAATAAGAGACCTCCCACTGGTCTCACCACAGGTCAGAAACTTAAGCAAAGAGACCCAGAGCGGTACAATGCCCTCTGCCGAGCACTGTCACTAGGTGTCCCACACGAGACCGTGACCAAGGTCTTCCAGACATCAAGGGAACTCATAAATGCTGTCTGTAAAATCGAGAAAATAGATCCCGCTTCAGACCAGCTCATCATCAACAAACTAGCTCAAGCCCAGAACCTCTGCGCTGATGCCCTCATCACCTCCCTCGAAGAGGGGACGCTCAAGGGAGAGAAGGCAGCCGTCCCATTGGGGATTTTGACCGACAAATTAGACCAGCTGATGCGTAGACCTACCAAGATAGTGGAGACAAGGAACATAAACCTGACACAAGCAGCACTGGAAGACCTGATCAATCAGGCCAAGCCCATTGAGGCAGAGGTAGTTGAGGATAAAACTTAGACTGGTCTACTATTAAACATAAGTAACATTGTGCGAAGATTCAGCACCAGAAGGGGGCGGGGGGATCAATGGAAACTGAACATGAAGAAACTGTTACGCATCCCCCCTTGTATTTTTGTGGGCAAAGGCTTATTGTCATATTAGATGAGCGAGGTTAAGTGTAGCAATTGCAGGTCTCCTTTTGAGCTAGGAAGTGGAGTAGGTTACTTTTGTGACAGGGAGTGCCAGAGGGCGTATAACAGGACTTACAGGGAGCGTAACAGGGAGAGGTGCAACGAAGCAGCCAAGCGGTATGCTGAAAGGAACAGGGGGAGGATTAGAAGGAGGCAGAGGCTTGGGCGTTTAAGGGATTACGATGAAGACATTAAGCTTAACAGACCTGATTGCAAGCGTTGCGGGGATCCTGTCCCTGTTCGGAAGTATGGTTCGGCCTGGGCGGTGTATTGTTCGCAGAGGTGCAGGGATGGTGTGGAAAAAGGGAAGGTTAAGAAATGCAGGTATTGCTATAATGATTTTGTTTGCACTAGAAGGGACCAGTTATTTTGTGATGACATGTGCAGGTATGAGAATCACAAGCAGGCCAACCGTCTGAAGGGGTGGGTTCCTGTTGGGGTTAGTGATTGTGCTTGGTGTGGGCATTCTTTTTTGGGGGAAGGGGATTGCTGCAGTGATTTCTGTAAGGCGAAAGCGGTAACGCACGCGAAAGGGATCTTTAAGAGAGTGTTTTTAAGGTCATTATGGGGAAGTGTCAGGGTGAGATCATGCCTTGAGTGTGGTTCTGGTTTTACGCCAAGAGATACCCGTGCCAGGTTCTGTTCCCCTAAGTGCAGCAAGAGGTTTTGGAGAAGGAATTCAGCGAGCCGCAAACATGCAAGGAAGGCATACAGAAACAGGAGGAAAGCAAGGATTAAGGGTAATCGTAACAATGAGCCGACATCTATTCCTAGAAAGCTTTTAAGTGGGGTTGATTGTTTTTATTGCGGTAGAAGTTATGATGCATCTTTTCACGTAGATCACTTTATTCCTGTGAGCAAGGGAGGCCCGGAGGCTGCGTGGAACTTAAGGTCATCTTGTTCTGGCTGTAATTTGGAGAAATCAGATCAGTTACCGTGGGAATTTTACAGGAATCGACAAACGACAACACAAGCATAACTGAGAGACAGGATTTATGGCAACCAAGAAGAAGAAATCGACTAGGAGGGGATACAACCTGAAGTATAAGCCAGCGCGAAGGAGGAACGGGTTGGACACCCCTGACATGAGGTGGAAGGCAGGGAAGGAGCCCAAGTGGTTGAAGGTTCTGGGGCATCCATTGAACAGGAGGTTGATCCAGACTGAGGAGGGGTATGTAACGGTAACGGACAGTGGATGGTTTTCCAAGGGCGTGGAGGTTCCTGTCTGGTGTGAGCCTGGGAACGGGCAGATGTATTGTAAGGGTAGGCCAAAGGAGTTGCACAGATGGTAACACATTTGATGAAGGTAAGGTTTGGTGCCTCTATGGGCGAGCAGGAGCGATTTGAAGCGGTTTGCGGGTTGGTGGGTGAGTTGATACAGGCACATGACGCAGAGGAGGTGGAGGTGGTATACTGGGCGACCCTGGACGGTCCTGTGCTGGAAGAGGAAGAGGCGTTGGAGAGGGACAGTATGTATATGGAGGTTGAATGTCTGTAAGCTGGACTAAGCACCCAGTGTTGGCTATTCCTAGCAAGGAAGAGTGTGTGACGATGGCTAAAGCGGGTGTGTTGGAGGAGTTCTATACCCGGCGGGAGGAGTTGATCAGGTTGGAGAAACTGGATCCGTATAACTACGGGTTCGATCATCATAACACGAAGAGCATCTTCAGCCATTGGGAGGCAGCGGACGAGGCAATGGACGACCCAGAGGTAGATATGATTTACCTATTTGGGGGAAATAGGGGTGGTAAGTCTCGCTATATGGCGAGCAGAGTGGTTAGGGCGATGGTAAACAACCCTAAATACAATGTTTGGGCCTGCCACAGTTCCAACGACAGCAGTATTCAGGTCCAACAGCCTTACATTTACGAGTATCTACCATTGGAATGGAAGGAACAGAAACGGGCTGTAAGAGCAGTTGTTAACATAGGGTTTACGCAGAAGAACGGGTTCAGCAACAGAACCTTTGTTGGGCCTAACAAGAGTCAGTGTTGGTTTAAGAATTACACACAGGACTTAGGGACACTTGAAGGAACGGAGTTGGACCTGATCTGGATGGATGAGTTGGTTCCCTTGGCATGGTTGCAGACGCTGAAATACCGTCTTGTGACAAGGAAAGGGAAGATGGTAGTGACCTTCACCCCGATTCAGGGTTACACGCCAACTGTGAAAGATGCCATGGAAGGAGCTATCATTGAGGAGACACAACCTGCCCGTATGTTGGAGGAGGAACATGGTGGGCAGGGGATCCAAGGGGTGCCAAAGGGTCATATGCCATCCAGAGCGAGGACCAGACAGGGAACGGGGAAGATATTCTGGTTCTTCAGCGAATGGAATCCCTATTCGGACTGGGGCAGGATGAAAAGGACTCTCAAGGGAAGGACGAGGGAAGAGATTGAGATCAGGGCGTATGGGTATGTGAGCAATCCTGTTGTAGGCAAGTTCCCGAGGTTCACCAATGATAACATCATCAAAGCTGAGGATATCCCAAAGGAAGGCACTAATTACATGTGTGCGGATCCTACTCCTGGAGACAGGAACTGGTTCTTTCTATGGGCTAGAGTGGATGATTTGGGCAGGATTTACATCTACAGGGAGTGGCCTGATCACAAGAACTACGGTGAATGGGCAGAACCAAGCAACAAACTAGACGGCAAGGCTGGACCGGCCCAGACAGCGGATTGCGGTAGAAACATTGCTCAGTACAAGAAGCTGATCAGGGAACTGGAAAAGACTGATGGCGGTATCCTTGAGCGATACATTGATCCGAGAGCAGGCAAGACCGCTATGATCAGTGCAAGGAACCAGAACCAAACCTTGATTGACCTGATGTCAGAACCTGACAGGGGTGCAGGAAGTGAGGTAGTGAGGGAAGGAATGCATTTCCTGCCAGCACAAGTGACCACCATTGATGAGACAGTAGCCTTGGTGAACAACCTGTTTGCTTATAACGCAAATGAAACGGTCTCGATCATGAATGAACCGAGGTTGTATGTGAGCAGTGAGTGCAAGAATTTGATCTACGCTTTACGGACATGGACAGGTGAGGATAAGGACAAGGGAGCTTGTAAGGATCCGGTTGATTGCTTGCGATACCTTGTCTCCATGGATCCCATTCATGTTGAGCGACAGATGAGCTACACTTCAGAGGTGGGTAGTTATTAGTTGACATCGCCTGACACAAACCGCAAAGCTTGTCAAGCATTATGAATAATACAGATGACCAGCTCATGCAGACCACAGCACCGAACATCGGTGAGCTGAGAAAAGATTTCAGACGGTCTTACACTGATCAAAGGATCACTTACCGGGTCAGAGAATCGGATGAAACACGGTTTGCAAGCTGGACAGGTCAATCCAGGGATGGCAAGAAGCATGCTCGTGACATTGGCGCACAGGCATTCCCTTGGGAAGGTGCCAGTGACACTCGTATCAGGCTTGCAGATGAGGTCTGTGCGTTTGCAGTCAATCTTTGCACTTCAGCGGTATCCAGATCAGCCCTGAACGTATCAGGCATTGAATCTAGTGATAGTGAGGAAGCAGCGGCTGTCGCTTTGTATCTCAGGTGGATGACAGGGGTTTTGATGCATCCTGACTGGGAGGAAGAGCTGGAGTTGCACTCAGAATACGCAGCGCAGTATGGTTGGAGCGTGCTTCATATCCAGTGGGAACAATGCTATGCAAAAGTCCCGCGCGAGATCAACCTCAAGACCTTGGCAGGATTCATGCAGGTTGAGAACCCAGACCAGTTCGACGCTCTGACCGCTGCGTTGCAGGACAACCAAGAGATGCTGGCAGACTTGCTTGTAGCTGGTAACGAAGGGTTGACCCGCGCAAAAGCATTGAAGCATATCAAAGAAGTGGCTGAAACAGGCACTACAACCTTTGAGATGCCTGAGATGGTCAAGAATCAACCCACCATCATCGCTTTGAAACCGTATCACGAGATCCTGTTCCCGCCTGAGACCACGGACTGGCATCGGGCAAGGTGCATGTTCAGGCGAGATCATTACACGGTTGCAGAGGTTGAAGCCAAATCTGCTTCAGGCGAATGGAATGCTGATTTCTGTGAAGCGATCAAGAAGACAGCAGGTCAGAATGCGCAGATTTGGGATCAAGGTTTATCACCCATTATCAATGAAACGGAACGGATCGAGGAAAAGACCAACCTGATCGAGGTCATCCATGGTTATAGCCGCAGGGTAACAGAATCAGGTGATCCTGGCATATATCTGACCGTTTTCTCGCCTTACATCGACAACAGTGGTCGCAATAAGGAACTGTATGGGGTGCATGAATTAGTTCAAGAGGTTGGTGATCGATACCCGTTTGAGGTCTATACCAGGGAGAAAACCCGCAGATCACCCATTGAATCAAGGGGGGTAGCTGAGATTGTCCGAACTTGGCAAGCAGAATACAAGGCACAAGCAGATCAGATATTTGATCGCTCCACC